GGAGGTAACACTCCTCTTTTTTATTGTGTCAAAAAACCAAATGAGCAAAGACGAATTTAAGATTCGTATTTTAAAATTAAAAGCACAGTTATATGACGATCCAACTTGGCATTCTAATCCCAAAGATCTTGCTAATAAATATCTGAACAAGGTTCTTGATATGCTTGATGAGTACAGATATTGACTATGAAAACCCTTGGTTTTATAATGGTAAACCTTTTACCAGCGATGATATTGGGGACTACTTTGGCTTTGTTTATCTCATTACCAATAAGTCCAACAACAGAAAATACATTGGGAGGAAATATCTGTGGCAGTTCAGAACTCCTAAAGGCAAAAAAAGAAAAGTAAAATCGGAATCTGATTGGAAAAACTATTATGGGTCTTGTCCGGAACTTAAAGAAGACATTGGTAAATTTGGCAGAGAAAATTTTAGTAGAACTATCTTATCATTACATAAAACAAAGGGCAAAACAAACTATGAGGAGACCCGACAACTCTTCGTCAACAATGTCCTCACAGAAGCCCTTGACACGGGAGAACCAGCATTCTACAATTCGAATGTATTGTCCAGATATTTCAGAAAAGACTACTATGGTAATGACGACTGAGGACATTGTTGGACATGTGCGAGAGTGGTCTCTTGACCGTGCTGCTGATATGAGTGTTTCAAAAGAGGATGCAAGGTCTATTCTTGCGGAGTTTTATGAGTGGATTGAACCCGAAGGAGATGAACTTGAGATTGTTTCTTTAGAATCCGAAGATTAATTTTATAAATAAGAAGCAAATGTGCAATTATTATGACTGAACAGCAAGAACATCTTACAAATCTTCTTAAGCAAAGACAAGCACTTAAGGAAGAATATGAACAACTATCTGCTTTATTAACAACAAAAAGAGATTTACTTCTTAGAGTTGATGGTGCGATTGAATATCTTTCTCAAATCGGAGTGACTGTAGCAGAACCAGTAGATGGGTCTGATGAAGATGAAAAAGAGATCGCAGAAGAATGATGTGATAAAATAATAAATATAGGGGAGTGGTTGCTACTCCTCTTTTTTTATGTTTAATTTTAACTTTGGAAAGAAGAGACCTGATAAGAAGCAGATAATCCTTATAAGCATCATACTCAGTGGTATCGTAGCAACCCTCTCCCAATGCACAGGAGTGTCCCAGAATGCCCTGTGGGACCTTCTAGACGAGGTTTAGGTCCTCAGACCATAATCAACGATGTTCTACTTCAAGATCCTGGTGTTCTGGAGAGGAGAGTTGAGAGAGATGTGGATAAGGCGATTCGTGAGTATGGACGCTTGACAGAGGGTTCTAATGACAGTAGACTACCTTTGTCCCGGTTGATAGAGAAATCTCCAGATAACTCTGAGGCTCAAAAACTATTAGGAGGTGAAATGAGGTTATGTGCTCCATGGGTTGACGATTGCAAAGAGGAGTGATAATATTGGAACCTAGTATTATTATAAATAATATTAGTTATATGTTCCAATATGAATGCTTGCTTAAAGTGTGGTAATCCAACTAAAACTAAATTTTGTGGTAGAAGTTGTGCCAATTCTTATAATAATAGAGTTAGCCCAAAAAGAAAACCAGAACATAAATGTTTAGATTGTGGAAAACTTATTAACGCACAAAGAGCAAGATGTAAAAAGCATTACCTTGAATGGTTAAAAACCAAAGAGGTAAAGGATATGACATTGACAGAAGCAATCTATGAAAAACATCATAGGTCTTCTGCATATGCATTAGTACGCACTAGAGCAAGAGCAATCGCTAAGAAATTGGGGCTTGACACTTGCGAAAAGTGCGGTTATAATAAACATGTTGAGATTGCTCATAAAAAAGGAATTTCAACTTTTGAAGGAGATACACTTATAAGTGTTATAAACTCCAAAGAAAACCTAATGGCATTATGTCCTAATTGTCATTGGGAATATGATAATATGCCCCTGTAGCTCAGGAGATAGAGCATCGCTCTTCTAAAGCGTTGGTCGTGGGTGCAAATCCTACCAGGGGTGTTACCACTTGCACTGGAAAGATAAACCAGAATGCCGTGGTAAGATAGAGGGTAAGTCACTGTTATATCCTTATGAGATATATCACACTTGCTCCATCAAGTCGATGTGGCGGAATTGGTAGACGCGCTGGGTTTAGGTTCCAGTAGATTAATCTGTGAAGGTTCAAGTCCTTTCATCGACACTTGACAATCAAACCTATATGGTTTATGATTGTCTCATATGCGGAGTTAGTTCAGCGGTAGAACGCTATCCTTCCAAGTTAGATGTCGTCGGTTCGATTCCGATACTCCGCTCTTGAAACATCGACGGATGTTTCATAGGATGTGACAGAATAACCTACGTGGTCAAGCACGGGGTAATGTATATTAGGACAGGGGTGATACCCGCCATGTGACTGGGAGACCAGAGACATGAGAATCCACTATCAAGGAGTCCGAGAGTGCTAGAGAACGTTACTATCAGTGAGACCCTCTAGTTGTGAGTATGATAGAATCTCACCATCCACATCCTCTGCGTAGTCTATTGGTAAGGACACCCCGATAAGGGAGTTGGAAATTGGGTTCGATTCCCAACCAGAGGTACATAAAAGACCATGAGAGAAATCTCTAAACTGTAGGTTGGTTCACCTACACATATTCCCCTGTGGCGCAGCGGTAGCGCGAGAAACTGTTAATTTCCAGGTCACAAGTTCGAATCTTGTCGGGGGAGCCTAGGGCGATTAACTCAGTGGTAGAGTGCCTCCTTTACACGGAGTAGGTCGGCGGTTCGAATCCGTCATCGCCCATTATAAATAAAATATCATTGAACTGAATAGGATGCAAAGAAATGTTAGTGGTAAGATGCAAAGATTGTAATAAGGAATTAACCAGCACAAATAAGACACAGGTCTGTGGTTGTTCCAATATGATGACAGTCAAAGGTGATAGTGTTACGGCACTTGACTTAAGTAGAGTAGTTATGGTAAATTCTACACAGAAAGAACAAAAAAATGTTCTGACTTCTCAAGATATTGCTTGGCAAGAAGCGAGAAGACAACGAAAAGTTCGTAAACTGGACTTTGAAATTCGTTGACAATTTGGAGAGTTGGCAGAGTGGTTGATTGCATCAGTCTTGAAAACTGAAGAGGTTCGTAGCCTCCGCGAGTTCGAATCTCGCACTCTCCTTTACGTTTCAATGTAAAGTATTAATACACAATCATTAAGAAAACATTGAATGTCTACATATTGAATATATGAGAATCTAAAATGGCAGGGTTTTATCTTCTAATGCTGACATTCGTTGTATTGGTGGTATATGCAGGTTATGATGAAACCATGAGACTTGTTCAGTACATGGATCTACAAGTTAGATATGCTGCTGTTCGGATTCAAATGAAATGGATGGGTTGGAAACTTAAGAGGCAACTCGTAAAGGATACAACAGACTTCCAAAAGTTTCTTAAGGAGTACAACAATGACTGAAAAAGAGCTGTCTGATCTTTCCTTAGAAAGAAAGGAATGCCCAAAATGTGGTGCTATCTGGATTAATGGAGAGCACTACTGGTCTGGAACAGGAAAAAAAGGAAATGAACTAGACCTTGCTGGTTTAGTTTGTAATAAACATGGCGATGATAACTGTATTAATCCATGTGTTGGTATGGAAGGTGGAATAACTTGGGAAAAGAGACTTACTGAACTTGATCAAGATCATCCATGATGCACGAACAGGAAGAGTTGATTACTCGAACAGAATGTCAGGAGATGATTGATGATGCCATACGAAGACATAATCGTAATGCTTCGATTATCTCAATGTGTGTTGGTTGGGTTGTTCTTGCTCTTTTTGCTGAAGGTCTTCTTCGACTCATTGGAGTAATACCCCCCTTGATGCCATGGATGGACATTACATTGAAATAATAGGTGTCGTTTTATTATTAGTCTTCGCAGGAACAATGTTTTATCAAGGAACTATGATTCTGCGAGGACAACGTGGTTATCGTCACTGTGAACGTGAGAAGCATCAATTAGAATCGACAAGAAAACAATTAGAAGAACTTTTAAAGGATAAATGATTCTTGACGACGAAGAATTAAAAAAATTACAACAAAGAGTTCTTCAGAAAAAAATGGATGAACTCTTTGAAGAACCATCTACATACGAGGATGAAGAAGATGACTGCTGAAGATTGGATACTTTTTATTCAATTTACATCTCATCTTCTCTACATGTATGTTGCATTTATGTGTGGAGTTATTATTGGATACATTGTTGGTTTTAGAAACGGAGGAGGAATGTAATGCCACACTTATTAGGAAGATTTCTTATCGTATTGGCAATCCCATTTGTATTAACTACAATTTACTTCGGATCAAAGAAAGGGAACTATTATGACTCCGACGACTACAAAGGAAATGGAACGGCCCACTAAAAAGTGTTGGGAGTTTGTAATGTCATCTTTTGCCAGAAGTTATGGCACTGAAAAAGTGATGGCAACAGAACAGTTTCATTGGATGGCATTACAATGGTGCGATGATAATGATTATTGTTGCAACATTCATTTGGATGATTTAAATAAAGTAGACGCATATTTCAGAAGATATTACGAGGAATGGGATTAATATGGGACACTTTGCAGCAGCAGTATTAAATAATCAAGTACTTCTGGGTATTATGTGCTTTGCTTTGGTGGGACTTCCTATTATTGGTATGTGGGCAGTCCACAAATATAACTGGCAGCACTGGGCACCGTTTGACAAGCACCCCAAGAAGTAGTATAATTAGTGGGTAAGAAACAACGGGGTGTGGCGCAGTTTGGTAGCGCGGATGCTTTGGGAGCATTAGGTCGCAGGTTCGAATCCTGTCACCCCGATTCATAAACTTTACTTTATGAAAATGAAAGAACTAGAACAACTTAAAACATTTACGGTCGAAGAGTTCCAAGCAGATTTTGACAATCTAATAGAGAGGGTAGAAAATGGAGAATCTTTCATCATTAAAGACGGAGGAAGAAGTGCAGTGATAGTTCCTTATAATGAAACCATAAAGTATGCGGTAGAACCTAAAGTGGATGCTGATGTGATACGAATACACACAGACCACGAAGAAGGTTCTTGACAAAGCGTTCCAGATCCTCTATAATTAACTTGGATGTTATGGGACTGTCGCCTATTGGTTAAGGCCCACTGCTTATAACGGTGTGAAGAGGGTTCAATTCCCTCCAGTCCTATTGGGTAACCCGCGCTGGAAAGATAAACCAGAAGTGCCACTTACCCATCCGCTCGTTTAGCCATCTGGTTGATAGCGCCCTGCTCATAACAGGATATAGACTGGTTCAATTCCAGTAACGAGCATAGGACAGAAACTCTTTTGTCCACCTTGACTTCTCTAAGTCAATCTCTTATAATATTAAGGTCAACATTCAAAACAATGACTCTTACAGAAAAATTCAAGAAAGACATCCAAACTCTTCGTGGTGCAGCAAACGGCGATTTCTACCTTGATGTAAAAAATCCGAAACTTTATAAAAAAGTTCGCAGGTACTATGAAAGTGAAGGCATAGTATTTTCTGGTGATCCTTTGGATGATTATGAAATGCTTATGGAGTATGTCTATCAAGATCTTGAATCTGTTGAGGTTGCATGAAGTCCAAAGTTCTTTTTGAACGTGAAGGATACCGTTTCGTTGAAGTAGGTATTCTTGAGATAAACGGTAAACCCGATTATCGTATGCAGAAACAAAATGAGTACACAAAACGTTGGAATGACATTTATTTGTTTGATAACAGTTTACAATGTACTACTGCTATGGAAGACATTGAATACGCAAAATGGTTAGATCCTGATAGAGTTCCTTGTTATATCAAGGACGATTAAAACTAAATAAAAATAAACTTTGGAAATTAAAATGGCAACCAAAAAATCTTACACAGCACCAACTACTGCTAAAGTAGAAGTTAAAGCAGAAGTCAAAACTGAAGCACCTGTTGTAAGTGAGAAACCAACAGCAAGACCTGGCAGTTTTGCGGCTCTTATTTCTCAATAAAACTTTAGTCTCGGGAAGACTATAAAAGCGCACTGGTCGGGAGCAAACCCCCTTATGGCAAAATCTAATGTATTCAGATACATTGGTAACATTCTCCTCTTATCTGGATATTTTTTTCTGCTTTGGGGAGATATGAAAATCGGACTATTTGTAAAATGTATTGGGAATATATTTGTTGTTCCCTTTGCTATCAAATATAAGTTCTGGGATATTCTTTTCTTATGTGGTTTTTATGC